CCAAGCGCTCTGCATCAGCTTTCAAGCTTTCTTCATCAGTTCCCTGCAAACGATCTGCAAGGTCGTAAGGCAATCCATGTTGCAAAGCAATCCGAGTTCGCAGACTGGCTTTCTCATAATCAGCGATTTTCTTCTGCATGTCTTCAAGTTGCTTGTCAGCATCCGCCTTGCTTTGATTAGTAGCTTCAATTGTTGACTTCAAGTCAACATTTTCTGTTTCCAATTCTGTAACTCGAGATTTGAGCTGGTCATAGTCGCTATACTTCGCTTTCTCACGAGATAAACGCTCCTTAATAGCAGCATCAAATTCTTCTTGTGTAGTGATTGGTTTAAATTCTGACATTCTCATGTCTCCTTTCTCCTGCTTTCCCGGCAGTTCGGTAATTTTGGGCATCAAAAAAAGCAGTCACAAGACCGCTTATTTTAATAACTGATTTTTTGCTTTTTCTTAGGCTTGGTCGTAGCACAAGCCCAGTGCGCAAGCAAAGCACTATCCATCAAAGAAATATCCATATCGTCAAAGTGCGATCGATAACCAAAGCCACCATTTGAGCCAATATTCCGCTTGTCGCAGTTAGTAGCTACTTTAGACAATGATGGTTGGCCAGCGTGACAGATGGTTTTTTGGTAAATCCCCTGTTCCCAAAGAGCGTTGGCCACGATGATTTCTTTCACCGTCGGCAGAATCACGTTCTTGATTCTATAGTCCTTCAACTCTTCGTCCAGGATCTTTTGACCACTTGCGCCATCGATGACAATCTGAGCCACATCAGCTTGACGCAAGAAAGCAACCATCCACTCATTCCCATTACGAACAGATTGACAATCAACTGTCTCGATAAAGAAACGTCCATCCTTGGTTCGTGCAGCAATACTTAATGCCACGTTCGTTCCATCTTGACCATACTTGATACCAACAGACAGCTTGCCAGACAATTCTGGTACATCATCCACCTTGAGCTCATTCCACTCCGTTTCGGAAATGGCAGATTTTTGGTTATAAGTTGGCCAAAATCCCAAACGTTGGATATTATGGTCCAGCTTATCCTCACCAAGTTCCGCTTCAATCTTACGCTCATTCAAGTGGTAGCCCATAGACGGATTAGAATTATACCAAGCTTCTACATCATCAATTTCCTTTTCATCGGATACCGACCACTCAGCCCAGCCAGAATACTTCCCTTTTCCGAAAAGACAAGTCTCACGATATTTAGTAAAGACTGTACCGCTTGATACAGGGGTTGGAGGTGTCCCACACATGATTGTGATAGGATTCGCACTATCCGTCACCGTATATTTCAAAGCAGATTCTTGCTCGGTCGTGTACTCTTGAGCCTCGTCAATGATTAGCATATCAAAACCTTCACCCAGACCACCATTGGATGTTCTAGTACGGAATTGGATAACACCACCTGTTGAATAAAGTTCAATTCTCTCTTGCCCCTTCGCTCGAATCGAATTGAAATCCTCACCATCCACATACCCCATTTTCTCAAGGTATCGTTTGACCTTTTCAAAAGAGGAGTGAGATGTAGAAATCCGGTGAGCCGTGTGCAGGATATTCAATCCCTTATGCAAACCCCAAATTTCAAGAATATAAAGGATTTCAGACTTACCGTTCCGACGAGGAATTGAGTAACCAAACTTCTGATGCACCCAAAGACCGTTCTTGTCAACAGCCATCAAAGGCAGCAAAAGATTCTTCTGCCAAGCATAGCAAGAAAGACCAGTCCGCTCGTAAAGTTCAATCGCTTCTTTAGCTTTTGAATTTTTCTTGACGTATTTTAAAATCACCGATTGAGTAGGATTCTGATTGCCAAGTTTCTTCTTCCTCGCCATTCTAATTTCCTTTCAATCGTCATCGCATGATAACCCTGTCGCTGGGAGATATCGGATCACCTCCTAAACTAAAACACAATAAAAGCACCCTGACCACTGTCAACGTGCTTACGCTATAATTTCAACTTCCTTGATTTCATCTTCAAAGAGTTTTGTCCATCTAGGTCCTGACTTAATAGACAACCCATCAAGTTCTTCATCATAGACATCCTTGTCCTCATAAAGACAGAGGCCTTCGAAGGTCTGGTTGTCAATATCGGTGATTCTGACAACCTTGTTATTAAATTTTCTAAGTTCCATCAGTCTCCCCTTTCGTAGTATGTCGGTATTAAGTGTGCGCCAGTTTTGCTATATTTGATTGTCATAGCATTTACTGGCTTACCAGTATAAACATCAATTCCTAACGGACTATCTTCAAATAAATCAACCTTTTCATTGCTGGTTTTAGCGCCTTTTCTACTAGTTTCTATAAAACCAGTCATCTTGTACTTATCGTACAAAGCATTTACATCTACATGATCATAAAAATAGCTCTTTCCAGAAAGTGATGTTGACTGAATATGCTTAGCTTGTTTCTCTGGATTGATTTTATCCAACCAAGTGCCGTTCTTAAATTTTTCTTGAATGTGAACTACATCTTTTAAATGTTCATAACCTTCAACATCATTATACTTCAAATCCTGAAACTTTGCTAGTGAAATAGGAGCATTTTGCACTTCTAAAACATCAACTATTTTCTTATACTCCTGAATATCTGCTTTGCGATTATTATCACGCACATCAGTATTTATTCTCTTACGATTTTCTAATTCATCTGAACTCTTATTGCTGATTTTTTTAGTCCAGATATTTTGAATTTTTCCACTTTTCGGATCATAGTCAACAGTACATCTACAATGTTGATGTCTTCTATAAACATCCTTTGGAACTCTTGGATATTTATAACTTCCTTGAACTTCTTGACACCACTTACAACAATGAAAATAAGATTTTCTAATAATCTCCGGTTGCAATCCAGACCGATGATGAAACTCCGCATTTTTCTGGATACTATCATCAATGATTGATTGAGTGAAGTTCACAATAGGTTCACCGAGTAACCAACTGACATCCTCAAAATTTTCCTCAGACGAAAAGCGATTGACAATGCCAGCTATTCGATCCAGATTTAATTCAGGAACTTGAACTTTCAGACCGATTTTCGCTTTATCATTCAAATTCTTCTGAACATCACTAGCGTAACCACTCACAATCTCATGATTTTGTTCTAACACGTCCGTCAGCAAACGCTGAGCGATATTGTAATACATTTTTCCGTCTGGTAGTTTGTCGGCGCTTATGGAATCCCCTAGAGCCTTAGAGAGAATTTCACCAATTTCAATCGCAAACTCATTTGCTGTTTTGTAAGTAGCTTTTTTCGCCTTCAATGTAGCAAAAGCATTCCTGACAATCTCGCTCTTACCAAAATCTTGCTCAAATCTCTCTTGAACCTCTTTCAAGAGGCTAGGTAAAATATCATGTTCCATCTGTCACTACCTCGCTGATTGCTGGCTTAGCAGACATGTCTCCAGCGATACCAGTAAGGTCTCGAATGGTTTCTGCGTTGATGTAACCAGGTAATGCCTGATTTAATTTGACAACACCATCACCAATCATAGTCATGGTATTCGCATCAGCTTCAAACAAAGGCTCCCACTTAACTGTTGTTCTTACAAACTGACTTCTTGCATAACGGAACTCATCACGCAAGCAAGCTGCAACATAAGCGACATTTAACAATCCAGCACCTAGTGAGCGCTGAGCCTTTCGACCAGCCAGGCGCAAGTTCTCATGACTAGCCTTGATAGCTTCTACTGACGAAGGGTTATCTGAAACAAAACCAAGGTCATCTAAGGTCAAGCCCATCTCCCCAGCAAATCCAGCTGCTGCTGTTCTCAGTTGCTCTGTAAAAGGTGACATGCTAGCTGTAGTAAACTGTCCAACGCTCGGCTTCTCACCTTTATCGCTTGAAGAAATCGTCAGTAAGCTTGATACAGTAGCTTTCCATTTCTCCATAGGTTCCGCATCAGGATCAAGCCCAAGAATATATTTCTGTGGCCAAGAGTAAAATTCCGCAGTAATGTCTGATCGCTCCAAAGTACGCTTGGCATATTTCTGATAATACATCCCAGCCCTAGTGATTCGCGATCGACCAAACGGACGAACCGCATCAGGACGATGAATGACCGGAACCAGCAAAGGGATACCAGTTTCATTCGTAACCGAGTAAGGCTCCCCTTCTTTCGGAATGAAGTGAGTAGCATTAGGCTCGAAGTAGGATTCAAGCGTTGGACGATTGTAATCATCACGAGCCAACACCGCATAACCTTCCACAAGCAACCCTGTGATAGGATCAATGACACCCGTCGCATTGCTTGATTCAATGACTTGTAACCTCACCTCATTATCTTCACCTTTAGAAATATAGACGAAACTACATGAACCAATCAGTGCAGCTAAAATAGCACTATCAAAAAAGATGTCAGGATTGTTACGATCAAAAATTTCTGTGACATTAAAATCATCGTTAGCAAATTCCCTGAAAATCAAACGATCTGCAAGACTATCTACACCCTTTGCAGCCCAACCAAGGACAGCTTGGTACTTTGCCCTGATATGTGCAGGAATTGTGATTCCTGTAGGTGCTTCATAATGCTGCATCGCATAATGCTTGTATCTCAGATTGACTCTGCTCTGATAGAGATTCAACTTCCTCCTAAGATACTCAATCCCTCTTAATTCCAAAC